ACCAACTTTTTCTGGTAATCCATATCTAAATCTAACATTGTCTGAATCGACCCAACGACCATCAGCTCCAACAGCAGTGTCTTGCTTGTCAATGCCAGGAGCAAACTTAATTTTCGTAAGCATCCTTAACTCCTATGATGTACTATTGGTTTTAATCTGCCAACCCATTGTAGCGTTGGTGTAGTACCACGTAATACATTGATTGTCGGTATTCATATTGTAGTTACCAGCGCCTCTTTGAAGTTTTAAACTATTAGGATTAACTACACATTGATTAGTTCCAAATCCAACCGATGTAATAGATGAATCCATTATGGTAACTTCATCACCCATTGCTGGGGCAGCTGGTAGAGTAACAGTAACTGAAGCTGTTGCAGCTCTGATTAAAATTACATCTCCTGAAACCGCTGTGTAAGCAGTAACTGTAGCTGAATCAATTTCTTTAACACCGGGTTGCATAATAGACATATAACTCGCAGGCGTTGCTCCCACTGAATAAATTAAAGCTTTAGCGCCTGTCGGTAAATTAACATAAGTGCCACCACTTTGACCTGTTGTAAAAATCTGTACTGTATAATTAGAACTTGTTCTATCCGTTGCATCTTCTACAAAAAATACTCTGTTGGCATTTCCTCCAGTAGTTGTCGCAGGCATTTCTAATGCTGAGTTTCCACTTAAGGTGCCTGTTAGTTTTAGATAAAGATGTTTTCCATTCGCACTGTCGGACCCATCAGCCAAACTTAAAGTTGTAGTACCAGAACTTAAAGTAACTGTTGTATATCCGGATGCTGCTGTTTGTAATAATTTTAAATTAGTATTTTGAATAGTTCCCCATAAACCAGCTTTTTCACCGGTTGTAACGAGTTCTAATGATAAATCTGTTGAATAAGTTGATGCCATAATTTTAATAAGGAACTATTGGTGTCCAAACCATAGTTGCTCCTGGTATAATTTCATTCCAAGTAATTACTCCTGATTCTTTTGTTGCCAATGTTAACGCGTTCTCCAGACCTGAATCTACGACCGCATTACCTGTTATTGTAACAGTTCCACTTCTAATAGTCAACGCGTTTGCAAGACCTGAATCTACGACGGCGTTACCAGAAACAGTAACAGTTCCCGTACCTAAAACTAATGGGTTTTTTAAGCCTGAATCTATATCAACGGTAGTCGATAAAGTAACAGCTCCTGTACCCAATACTAAAGCATCTGCTCCTGATTGTTCAATGACGGATGTAACTTCTTGACCAACAGGCCCAATCGTAATTGTTAACTGATTTTTAGTTGCAACAATTGTAACATTTCCTTCATTACCTGTGGCTGAAAATGGCTGGGCTGCAAATGCGTCTATTCCTAATAACATATATAATCCTTAAAAGGAAGCAGGGGGTATGTGGTGGATCCCTGCCTCCATCTAAGAATTATATCATCGTTTAAACCAAGAAGGAAGTCCTAAATGAGGTCTCTTATCAAAGATATTTTCTTTAGTTCCCGGTGTCTTGCGATTATTATAATGTAAAAATACCTGAATACATTCTTTACCTTTAAATTTGTTTCTCCAATGCTCCAGTTCCATTCCTCTATAAACCATCATATCTCCTGGTTTTAAATCTACTTGAACTCCTTTAGTGTTCTCAGATACATATCCAACACCTTCCTTAGTCCCTCCTTTTGAAGAGTCGGGTTCTAGATATAAGGGCCAATCATCCCCTCCTAGATTCATAGTCGTAGATATTTCACAGCTAAATCTGTCTTTGTGTCTTTTAAGAACATCACCCTTTTTATATATTCGGGCATAGGTATATGTGGGATATAATTTTAATCCTGTTGCTTTTTCCATAACAGGTTGGATTTTTAACATTAAAGTTTCCATAGCCATATTACCATATTGAGAATAAGTGTTAGGTATTTGTTCTTCTTCATTTTCATAATTACCAATTATATTTTCAAATGGTGAAAAATATCTTGTAGCTTTACAAGTATCATAGACTTGTTTTTGCATAGAAAAATAATTAGCAATAAAAGCTGCTAGGTCGTTTGATATAGCTTGACGAACAATTGTATATTTATTTTTTTTAAACATCTTTCCCCATTTCTTTTAAGACAGCTGTTATATTAAAATGAATAAATCTAAATGGAGCTTTACCGTGGTCCACAGAAAATTCGTGTGCTAGGTACCCTGGAAAAAATATAAGTAATCCTGGTTCAGGTTTAAAATGAACCTGTTCGTGACCTGCCCAAACACCTTTAAGATTTGGTTTCATATGTAATTTAGTTGCTCTTGCACCGGTTCGCGGTTCGTGAAAAACTGGAAACGCAGTCTTCTCACTCGCTTTTAAAAAATAAAAACCATTAACGTGAGTGTTCCAATGAATATGTGCTGAATGATGACCACCGCCTTTTTTTGCAAATTCTTGTACCCACATTTGTTCAAAGAAAGTAGTATACTTAGTCATATCAAATCCCGAATGATCTAAATATTCCCAACACTTCTGACCCACATAATTTCTAAAATCCATAAACTTAGTGTCAGATAATAATTGGGTTGAATGCCAAGCCCTGCCAAAATCTCCGTGAGCTTTAAGATGGGCCTTAGCTTCCTTATTTTTTTTAGCTTCTTTAATATATGGATCACTTGCTTTGTTTAAAGACTTAACAAAGTCTGGTTTCATTTCATTCCATACAGGTGTTACAAAATAATTATTTATATACATTTTTTAATAATGTAAAGAAATTAGTTTTAGTTTTAACTAAAGTTTTACATATCTCCTTTCGTTCATTTAATTTATTTATACAAGTAGAAAATTCTTTTTCTAGTTTTTTTTCTTCATACTGTCCTTTAACTATTAGTGTTTGTTTATCAGTGGGTGACCAATGCATACCAGCTGCAATAGAATGAAGTCCAGCCTGGTCCTTAAATCTATTACCATATGTTCTTCTCTCAACCGCATCTTTAAAACCAGACCAAGCTACAGGTTTTAAATTAATTAATGTTTCCTCCCAAGATTTATTAAAACAGTGTTTCCAATATTCTGTATCGTTTCTATGGGACAAAGCATAATGTAAACCAACAAATTCTGCAAAATTTTTAAATAAATGTTTACATTGATAATTAAAATTATCCCTATCCCATTGAGATATTTTTTCTCTTTGTAAATTTCTAATTAATCGAATTAAAAATTCGTGAACAGAAAATAGACCGTTGCTTTCTAAGGGCTCTATAAATCCTGCTGATAAACCCACAGCAACAACATTTTTAACCCAGAGTCTATTATGAATACCTACTCTCATTTTTATTTTTTTGAAGTCTAACTCTTTTTGTCCTAAATGTTTTTTAAATTCTTTTAAGGCTGTATCATCATCAACAAATTTACTCGAATAAACATACCCGGTTCCAATTCTTGACCACAAGGGTATATTCCAAACCCAACCATTTTCAATAGCTGTGCAATTAGTGTAAGGAACTAATTCTTTTTCTTTATTTTTATATTGTATTTTTGTAGCCCACGCAGAATCATTAGGAAGCATATCTGCATAAGATTCAAAAGGTTCTTTTAAAGATTTTCCTAAAAGCAAAGATTTAAATCCAGTACAGTCTATGTATAAATCTGCTTTGTATTTATTATTAAGAGATGTAATTCCATTTTCATCTTGTTCAACTGATACAACATCATCAACAATGTGTTTTATTTTTTTACAATAATTATTTTTTAACCATAATCCAAATTTAATGGCATCAAAATGATAAGCATAGGCGCAATCATTTTTATCAAATTTATTGTGATTAACATAAGCCATTTGTAAAGGGTATGTACAATCAGCATAATCAGAGTAAGGGGTTTTTGGATATAACATTTTTTTAAACCACCAATCATTTGTTCCTGCTCGCGTGCTTTCTATAGGAGGGCTTCCAAAAGGATAATGAAAAGATTCTCCTTTTTTATAAAAATCTGTAAATTTTATACTTAATTTATAAATTCCATCTACGTGCTTTAAAAAATCTTCGTCTTTAATCTTAAGTAATTTCACCCACTCTCTGATTTGAGCAATAGTACTTTCTCCTACACCTACTGTGGATATATTTTTAGATTCGATTAATGATATTTTATAGTTTGGAAATTGTGATTCTAAAGTAGCTGCTGTCATCCAGCCAGAACTTCCACCTCCTACAATCAATATTTTCATCTAAATGGATCCCCTAACTGCCATATGACAAGTGAATATCTTGTTCCTCTTGTTACCGGTTTGACTCTATGCCATAGGTGTGAAGGAAATACTACGATAGAGCCTTTAGGTAATATCTCTTTTACTTGTCTTATATGTTTACTTTCATCCCTCATATTGGGATCATAGTTTCGAAAATCAAATTCTAATTCTCCACCACTATATTCGGAGCCGTCTGTTAATTGACAAACCAGAGATAATTTTCTAACTTTGCCATTCTCGGGATCATTAGGGTCTTTTCTTTTATAGGGTTTATCCCACGGATCAGTATGCCAATCATAATATTGATTTAATTTATACTTAGTAAATTGACAGGACTCACTTCTTTCCCATTGAAAATTCCACCCAGCATTTTTATTTGCCATATGAACATAAGGATGTAGTTCTTTATAAATCCAAGTATCGTTTAACCAAACTAAATCAGATCTTCTTTTCTTATATAAATTTTTAATATCGTCTTTGTTTAATTTTTTATCCCCATAGCCACCCGTTCTAGCCATTACTTCCTCTTTGGATAGTGCATATTTAATAACATCATCACAAAACTTAGGAGTTAACACTCCACTAAAATGCCAAAAATAATTAGATAAATTCATAAGTTGTAGTTTGTATAAAGTTTAAAGAATCTTTTTGAGTATTGGTGATGTAATACATTTGTATAGATGGAAACATAATAAATTCATTATTTTTTAAAGGTATATCCCAACTTCTTCCTGCTCTTCGATTGTCGTCATAGTGAATTCTAACACTACAGTCTTTAACATTCACTCCATATAACAACGTGTAGTCCGGAGAATTTCTTAAATCAACTGGATCTATATTCAATAAAGGAATGGAAAGTTCTTTGGGTTTATAAACATTTCCCCACGTTTCTTTATTCACTAATTGAAAACCATATTCCACATTAATATGTTCTCTTACATAGGTATTAAGTTTATCCCATTCCCTTGAATAGGGAAATTTAGAATTTTTAATTTGTGATGATAAAATATCTGATTGAAGTTTGTCTCGGTCTATTTCAAAACCTTTAGGCATATCTATAGTGCCATAATGTAAATCAATTTCGCTTAATACTTTCTTTTGCATACCAATTCCTTTTATAAAGGATGGTATTATAATGTCAATATGATTAAAAAGAATTGATCTGGATCAATTATGCTTTGTTATCGACTAGATCCCAAGATTGACCACCTTCATTCCAATTATAAACCCAGTTATGTGTATTGGCTTCGTTTTGTGAAGTTTGTTCTGCAGTCAATGCAGGAGCATCCCCGATTGGTGAATGCCATTGAGCATCAGACGTATCTTTTACCCAAGATGCATATGGTTGTTTAGGCCAAAAGATTTGATTATCTTCGTCCCATTCATAACCTATGCCTGCGTAGTTTCCTCTTAATGCTTTAGAGTCATCTCCCGAGTTATGTTTTCCACCCCTAGTATTGTAAGATGTTTGAATCCACATTGGTGCAGGCCAGTTATTGTGTCTTTCCAAATATTGTTGACCTACTGATTCATCTTCAACGCCATCAGCGTTAAGCATATCTCCGTTACCACAAGTTAATACGCCGATAACTTTTCCGTTCATTCCTATTTTTGCAAAGTGTGCCATATGTTTCTCCTTATATATTGTTTTTAAATTTGTGTAAATACATAAATATTATTGAAATTTGTACCTTATAATTACTATTCCTGAACCACCTGCACCGCCATCTTCAGGACTTGCAGGATGAAAACCACCACCGCCACCACCACCAGTATTGACTGTTCCAGCTACACCTGTGGTCAATGCACAAGTACCTGCAGCTCCACCGCCGCCTGCACCTCCTGAACCTGATGTAAGACCAGGTTGGTATATACTTCCACCTCCTCCACCTGCTCTTGCAACTGGACTTGCTGTTATACACGAAGTTGCACCACATCCACCATCGCCACCAGCACTACCTGATCCTCCAGCTCCAGCAACAAGTGCTCCACCACCACCACCTGCTCCATAACCTCCACTAGGACTTCCAGTACCAGATCCAAGTCCACCACCAGTTCCTTGAGCTGGATTTGTAGGAGGGGTATTTCCACTTCCACCAGCACCACAACTTCCACCACCACCACTACCACCAGGTCCACCAGCACCACTTCCAGCATTCTTTCCATATCCTCCACCTGCTGAAGTATAACATCCAAAAGTTGAAAGATTTCCGTTACCACCAATTCCAGGTCCAGCTGTTCCTCCACCCCCAACTGTTATGGGATATCCTTGTACTGTAACTGTAACGGCTGCACTTGGGGCTGCGCCTAAAGGTGAAACTGTATATGATCCGGTTGCTGTACCTGGAGATTCTCTATAACCTCCTCCAGCTCCACCACCACCTCTAACTGCTCCACCACCTCCACCACCAGCGACTACCAACCAATCAACTGCGTTTTCTGGAGCTGATGGACTTAAAGACGAAACACAAAATGTGCCTGGTCCTGTAAAAGTATGAATTTTGTAATCTCCAGAACAAGTAATTGTTCCACCTGTTGCGTGTATGAAAGGGGTTATTCCTCTAACATTAGAAGTTGAATCTAAAACATTTACCCATCCTTGAGTTCCATCTATATAAACAAAAGTTACTGCTTGTCCTTCGGTACTTAAAGTTACATTGGTATTTACTCCGCCAATAAATTCACTTCCATTAGGTGAAACAGTTACATTGTTTGTTTGCCAAGTTCCTGCGTAATCTGCCATAGCTACTGAGTCTCCAGCAGTTCCTGCCGGCAAGTTAACTGTTATGATTCCACCTGTTGTATTTAAAAAATAACCTACACCAGCTGTTGCTGTAAAGGTTCCTGTTGTTTTAACTGTTGTGTCCCAGGAAATTTCTCCTGTTGCACCGAATCCTGATGCAGTTCCAGAGTTGGTAATTGTAGCACCAGAAGGAATTGTGAACGTATCTCCACTATCTCCTAGCTGTGTTGTGCCACACGCGACTCTCGGTGTTATTTTATTTACTTTTATTTCACTCATAATTTTTACCTATTGAAATTTGTACCTTATTATTACTACGCCTGAACCACCAGCTCCAGATCCACAGGTTCCTGGAACTGAAGCACCACCGCCACCACCTCCAGTATTGACTGTTCCACTTCCAGCTGCAGCTGTGCTTGGTCTTGTACCACCGGCACCGCCACCTCCACTTCCTCCACTTGTTGCTCCTCCAGGGTAGTCATTTCC